GCGACTACTCGTACACCACGACACCGACGCCGACTGCTGGGTTGCACGTTGCGTCGATTTCGACATGGTCACCCAGGCGAAGCGCTTTGAAGACCTCCCGACCGCCTTCGGCCACGTGTTCTACGGCACGGTCTTGGTGGCGCTGGAGCACAACGAGCGGCCGAGATTCGTGGACCCACCCCAGTACATCGTCAACGAATGGGAGCGGGTCAGCCGGAATCCCGAGGGGATCAAGGTGCGGAACTGGGATGACTACGTGCCGCACTGGGTGCCCGAGGCCTTCATGCGGCTGATCGAATCGAAGCGCCAGCCGCCGGACTGCGTCTCGCCTCGCCAGCTCAACATCGCGTGCGCGTGATTCCTACTCCACGGTCAACGCGAACACCGAGCGCGGAATCCCCAGGCGATCGCAAAGGAAGCGCACTTCCTCCCACGACAGGAGCGCCTCGGGGAGGAAACCGTCCGGCGGTAGCGTCACGCGGCTGATTGCGCCGTCTGGAAAGACGTGCTCGTAATACAGCACGGTCGGTTCGTGGGCCGAGCTCTTCAGTTTGACCGGAAATCCCTGCGCGGTCGCCCACTCACCGAACTCGAAGCCGTTCGGCTTGGGGCCCATCGGATACACCATGGTCTGTTTCCCTTTCGTCTCCAGGCTTGCGTCCCAATCTCACTCCCCCCTCGTACGTATATTTCAGGTCACCTGACCCATCGGAGTCAAGCGAGTCGTCCCCATATTATTCAGCCGTTTCCCCATGTGGCGGAATAGGCCCACCCCTCGGGTGCGTCCGGTCGTAAATCTCCTTCCGCTGCTCGACGGACAGGTGCAGGTACTTCTGGGTCGTGTTCAGGTTGTCGTGGCCGAGCTGCTCCTGGATCGTCTTGAGGTCGGCGCCGCCGTCATGCATGTGGGTCGCGCAGCTGTGCCGGAGCGAGTGGCAGTGGGCCCGCGGGATACCCGCGCGCTTCGCGACCACGTGGACGATGTCGAGGATCCGCTGGCCGCTGAGCTTCCCCTGGCGGCCGACAAAGAGCCAGCCCTCGTCCTTGGGGAAGTTCCGCGCGATGGCCGCGCGCTGCGGGAGCCACCGGAGGATCGCCAGCACCGCGTGGGGACCGATCACGACCAGCCGCTCCTTCCCACCCTTGTGGTGGATCCGGATCGTGCGGCCCCTCAGGTCGACGTCCTCGATCTTGATGTCGAGGAGGCCCTGACGGCGCGTGCCCGCCGCGTACAGCACCTCGAGGACGACCTTCTCACGGATGGTGATCGCCGCCTCGAGCAGCTGGTCGACGACCGACTTCGAGTGCACGAGTGGCAGCGACTTGGGGACCCGCACCGCCGGCAGGCCAGCAAGGGGGTTCTTGCCGATGTGGTCGTACGCCGCCAGCCAGGCGAAGTAGCAGCAGACGGTCGAGACGCGCGAGCGGATGGACTTGGGGTGGCGGCCGGCCGCCCGCATGTCGGAGATCCAGTTCTCGATCGTATCCTTGGTGACGGCCTCCCACGGGATCTCGCGCGCCACGAGCCACTCGCCGAACCACCTGAGGTTGTTCTCGTACGTCCACTTGGTGATCTCGGTGCGGCCGTGGTTCAGGAGGAAGGTGAACCACTCGTCCGTCCGATGATGGACGCTGGCAGGCGCAGGCGCTGGTGCAGAGTGCAATCGGGGCCCCTGATCCACGCCGCGCCTCCAAGGCGCGGGATGCTCTGGCCCCCTCTCACCGACGTCGCCCTACACGTCGCACCCCGCGGCTTCCGCTCAAAGAAGCGCGGGGCCCCGATTCAGCGGCCCCTAGTTCGACGCCTGGACTGTTCTGCGGCCGGAATTCGGAAAAAAACTCGCACCCTACATCGCACCTGGACCCCTTACTCTATATGGACGATTTGGAATGTTCGGAAGTCGGACGGTAATCGCGCCGTTCGAAAAATAATTCTCTTTGAAACGTTCTGATCGTGTGGTACGTCTTAACCCCAGTGAGCATCAGATTGAAACCTTCGAACCTCGCGACGCGCGCCGCTTCCCTTCCAGGTTCTGATGCTCACTACACCAGCGCCTCTAACGGGAACGGCACGCGACACGGGGTTCGTTTCTTCCAAGGTCGGCTGCTTCTCACTTCCGGACGCTTCCGAGTTTTGTAGAGCGTCTGCTCGACACGCAGAAGGTCGGGGGTTCAAGTCCCTCACGGCCCATATGCTGGAAGTGACGAGGTGGTCGGCCGGAAAGGCCGGCCGTGGCGGATCAGGGGCACGGTAGTCGTCCTCGTCCGGAAGTAGACCAGCCTTCCACACTCTCTCCAAGCGCGCTCAAAGACCGTCCGTCTGGGTCGGACCCGTGCGGGGCCCCGATCAGCACCCAGGCGGGCGGTCCCCATACCACTTCTCGGGCCCGCATCGACCGGTTCGTGCAGGCCCTGCCCACCCTTCGGGTCCAAAAGCTCCTCAGGCGGGGGTGTCCTCACCGACTCGAGGCTCAGGATCTGAAGGACGCAAACCGCCGCCTGGTCACGGCGATCCGGAGGATCATCGCCGCGCAGTCGAAGGTGTCCTTCTTCTCCTACCGGTTCCCCGGCGAAACCCTCGAGGAGTTCAGGCGGCACTGGGCGAAGGACGACCCGTGGGGTTTCAGGCTGGTCGGGACCGGCCTCGAGGCAATCAGGAATGCGGAGGTGCGCTCGTGAGCATGACCTCCCGCATTCTCGACATCGCCATCCTCTTCCTCTGGCCGGTGGCGGTCTTCGTCATCGCCCTCGTGATCGTCGTGACGCTGGTCTCGGAGTTCTTCGACGGCGCGGCCAAGGGGGTGCGGCGTGCGTGAACCAAGAACCTACCTCCTGAGCTATCGGGGCGCGTCGGCAGCGGCCGACCAGTCACCCGACACCTGCGACGCCTGCCAGGGCATCGGCTTCCACGGCTGCGACGCCGATTGCCAGCCCGGGTGTGGGGGCAACCACGCGTGCGTGATCTGCAGCGGCACGGGGCGGACGCCCACCGGCGCGACGCCGTCAGCCGACAACCAGCTTTCTCAGAGGCGAATCGGATAGTTCCGATGGAGGGGGGGTGCGAATGAAGTAGCCCAACCACGGATCGACAGAAAAGCGGGGCGGTTGACGACGCATGGCCGTCCCGCGGGGGACTTGGCGGCGAAATCCTCGCCGTGCGCACGGTGCTGGAGGCTGAGTTCCCCGCGTGACGGCCGGATGGCCTTGGAGGGATCGGGGGCCTTGGAGATCGGTCAGGGGGAAACGCGGGGCCGCGAGTAGGGCGCGGCTCCCGACTAATTGGAGGTAGAGGGGCGAACGTGGACCTGTTCAAAGACGGCGGCAGCCAGACGACGGAGCGGCGCAGGACCGGAACGTGTGTCCGGTGCGCCGATCCTGTCTTCGTCGGCGAGCTGCACGCCTGCCCTCCCAAGGCGGCCGCGCGCGCCACGGATCCCGCGACGAGCTTAAAGGCCGCTGGCGCCGTCGAGCGGTCGGGGCGCGCGTCCAGGCAGCGGCGCGCCTGTCTGGAGGAAGTGCAGAGGCACGGGGGGCAAACGGCAGCCGAGATCGCGGAATCCATCGGCTTCGAGCGCCACGTGCCGTCCCGTCGCCTGCCTGAGCTGAGGGCCGCCGGCCTGGTCCGGAACGGCGAGCAGCGGGAATGCACGGTCATGGGGTCGACGGCGATGACTTGGTGGCCGGGGCCGATCGAGTCCGAGAAGTAAAGGGCGTGTTCGGTTCTGGATCGACGCATCAGGGGGCAGCGTGGAGAGAGTGGCGGCGTACGCGGATTTTCTTGATCGCAAGTCACAGCTGAGGGGTGACAGCGGATTCGTCCCGCTGTGGACTCCAGGGTTCCTTTTCGACTTCCAGCGCACGCTTGTTGACTGGGCGATCCGTCGCGGCAAGGCCGCGATCTTCGCCGACTGCGGCATGGGGAAGACGCCCATGCAGTTGGTGTACGCCGAGAACGTTGTGCGGAAGACCGGCGGCCGCGTCCTCATCATTACCCCGCTGGCGGTGTCGGCTCAGACGCTCCGCGAGGCGGCGAAGTTCGGGATCCGCGCGGGGCGTGAGCTTTCGGAATCCGTCGTCGTCACGAACTACGAGAAGCTCCACCTCTTCAACCCCGACGACTTCGCGGGCGTCGTTCTCGACGAGTCGAGCGCCATCAAGCACTTCACCGGCAAGCGCCAGCGGGCGGTCACCCAGTTCATGCTCAAGATCCCGTACCGCCTGCTCTGCACCGCGACGGCGGCTCCAAACGACTACGTCGAGCTCGGCACGTCCTCCGAGGCCCTCGGTGAGATGGGCCGGATGGACATGCTCGGCACGTTCTTCAGGAGCCTCCAGGACACGCTCCACGCGGCCGACAAGTACGGCGACTTCTGGAACAGCCAGAAGTTCGCGCTCAAGCCGCACGCCGAGGAATCGTTCTGGCGGTGGGTCTGTTCGTGGGCGCGCGCGATCCGGCGCCCGTCCGACCTCGGGTTCGACGACGGGGCGTTCGTCCTTCCGCCGCTCGAGACGACGGAGCACATCGTGAAGGCGGGGCGCGAGTGCGGCGAGCTGTGGAATCGGCCGGCCACGACGCTTGCCGAGCAGCGCGACGAGCGCCGGGCCACGCTCGAGGAGCGGTGCAGGAAGGTCGCGGAGTTGGTGTCCGGCAAGGAACCGGCGGTCGTGTGGTGCCACCTCAACGACGAAGGCGATCGCCTCGAGGAGCTGATCAAGGGCGCGCGCCAAGTCCACGGGGGCGAGACGGACGACGACAAGGAAGCCGCCTTCCTTGGGTTCTCGAACGGCGACTTCAGGGTGCTCATCACAAAGCCGCGCATCGGGGCCTTCGGCCTCAACTGGCAGCACTGCTCGCGCATGACGTTCTTCCCGTCGCATTCATTCGAGCAGTTCTATCAGGGGGTCCGCCGCTGCTGGCGCTTTGGCCAGAAGAAGGCCGTGCACGTCGACGTCGTCACCACCGAGGGCGAGATGGGCGTCCTCAAGAACCTGCAACGCAAGGCGGCCGCGGCGGAACTCATGTTCGACCGCCTGGTCCAACACATGGGGTCGGCCCTCGAGATGCGCCGCCATCAGCACTCCGAAGCCCGCGTGGAGGTCCCGTCGTGGCTCTGATCCAGAACGAGATCACGGACCGCTACGCCATCTACAACGGCGACGCGGTGGAGGTCCTCTCCGGCCTCAAGCCGGAGTCGATCCACCTCTCCGTGTATTCGCCGCCGTTCGCGGACCTCTACAGCTACTCGTCCAACGACCGCGACCTGTCGAACTGCAGGAACTACGACGAGTTCCTCGCGCACTACGAGTTCGTCGTGCGGGAGATCGCGCGCGTGACGGTGCCCGGGCGCATCACGGTCGTCCACTGCATGGACCTCAAGCGCGAGATCGGGTGGATGCGCGACTTCCCGGGCGACATCATCCGCCTCCACGAGCGCCTCGGCTGGAAGTACCACGACCGCCACGCGATCTGGAAGGAACCGCTGCGGGTCGCACTCCGGACGCGCGCCCTGGGGCTCACCCACCGGCAGATCGTCAAGGACTCCAGCTTCTGCCACGGGGCGGGGGCGGACTACGTTCTGGCGTTCAGGCGCGAGGGGACGAACCCCACCCCAATCGCGCATCCCCAAGGCCTTTCGGCCTACGCGGGATCCCAGCAGGTGCCTCCGGAGCTCGAGAAGAAGTACCGCAACTGGTCTGAGCCCAAGACCAACAAGCTGTCCCACTGGATCTGGCAGCAGTACGCCTCGAGCTTCTGGGACGACGTCCGGTCCGGCCGCGTCCTTCCGTACCGCGCGGCGAAGGACAAGGACGAGGAGAAGCACGTCTGCCCGCTGCAGCTCGACGTCATCGAGCGCTGTGTGATCCTGTGGTCGAATCCTGGGGAGACAGTGCTCACGCCGTTCATGGGCGTAGGCAGCGAAGTGTACGGCGCGCTGCGCCTGGGCCGCCGCGGCGTCGGAGTCGAGCTCAAGCCCACCTACTTCCGTCAGGCCAAGCTCAACGTCCAGTCGGCGCTCCAGCACGCCGAGACGAACGAGATCGTTTTCGAAGAGACCGGATCATCGGAGGAGATCGCGTAATGGGTGCCGCCCGCAAGCTTCAAGTCGCCGACCTCTTCTGCGGGGCCGGAGGGACGTCCACCGGCGTGGCGCTTGCGTGCCGCGAGCTCGACGTCGCGGTCGAGCTTCTGGCCATCAACCACTGGCAGACCGCGATCGCGACGCACACCAAGAACCACCCGTGGGCGCGCCACATGTGCGCGAACGTCGAGGCCGTCGACCCGCGGCTGGTCGTGCCGGGGGGGAAGCTCGACCTCCTCGTCGCCTCACCCGAGTGCATCTGGCACTCGACCGCCCGCGGCGGCAAGCCGATCAACGACCAGAAGCGCGCCAGCGCCTGGCGGGTCCTCGAGTGGTGCGAGAAGCTGCACGTCCGGAACGTGCTGATCGAGAACGTGCCGGAATTCAGGGGCTGGGGGCCGCTCGGGGAGGACAACCGGCCGCTGAAGTCCAAGAAGGGCTCGATCTTCTTCGCGTTCGTCCAGGCCCTCGAGGCCATGAACTACCGGGTCGAGTACCGGGTGCTGAACGCGGCCGACTACGGGGCGGCCACCTCCCGCCGTCGCCTCTTCATCCTCGCCCGCAAGGGGACGCGCGCAATCCGCTGGCCGTCCCAGACGCACTCGAGGGACGCGCTCAAGGATGGCGGGATCTTCCGGGACCTCAAGCCGTGGCGCGCGGCTAGAGAGATCATCGACTGGTCCATCGAAGGCCAGTCCATCTTCACCCGCAAGAAGTCGCTGGCCCAGACGACCCTCATGCGGATCCGCGCGGGCCTCCTCCGCTACGGCGGGCCGCTCGCGCCGCTCTTCGTATCGGCCCTCGACGCCTACATGGGGGGCAAGGCCCATGGCGCGCCGGTCGAGATCAGCCTCGCGAACGGCACGGCCGAGGCGTTCATGGCCATCCTGAACAACAACAACGTCGCGAAGCCAGTAAGCCAGCCAGTGCCGACCATCGTCGCCGGCGGCGGCCACGTCGCGCTCGTGGATCCACAGGCGTTCGTCGTCGAGATGGAGCACTCCAAGAACGGCGCCACGCACATCCGCCCGATCTCCAACCCTCTGCCGACGGTCACGACCGCCAAGGGCGGTTCCATGGGGGTGTGCGAGCCTGCGGCGTTCATGCTTCCCGGGCGTCAGTTCGACCTCAACGGCGCGGATCCGGTGGACAAGCCGCTCCGGACGGTGATGCCGACGCACACGCCGGCGCTCGTGGACGCCCAGGCGTTCATCCTCCCTCAGAACACGACGAACCGTCCAAGGGGGACCGACGAGCCGATCCCGACGCTGACAACCACGAGCAGGGGCGTGGCCATCGTTGACCCCAAGGCGTTCATCGTTCCGTTCTATGGAGAGCGCCCGGGGCAGGAGGGCCGAACGCACGACGTCGACGCGCCTCTTCCCACGGCGCCGGCATCTCCCAAATTCGGCGTCACCCAGCCCTTCATCGTCGGGGCCGGCGGGCCTACGGGCCAGGGCGGACCGCAGGGCGTGGACGACCCTCTGGCCACCGTGCTGGCGCGGAACCACCGCGTCATCGTCGAGCCGATCATCATCACGCCAGGCGGGGCGAACATTCCGAACGGCAAGCCGGTGTCGGCGCCGCTTCCGACCGTCATGGGGTCGGATCGCTTCGCACTCGCGGTGCCCGTGATCGTGCAGCCGACGCACGGCGGCGGCGACGCGCGGCGCTGCACTTCAATCGAGGCTCCGCTTCCGACTCAACCGTGCTCCAACCGGTTCGCGCTCGCCTCTCCGGTCGTCGTGCAGGTCAACCACACGGGGAGCGAGGCCGGCCGTACGCAGTCTGTCGACGACCCACTGAAGGTCGCGACGACCAAGAACGGCCACGCGTTGGTCGAGCCGTCCATCGCCAAGTTCTACGGCGAGCCTGAGAAGAACGTCGCGAGCGTCTCCGAGCCGTGCCCGACGGTCACCTGCAAGGACCGCTTCGGGCTCGTGGAACCCGTAGTCACCCAGATCGGCATCGACATCCGCTTCCGGATGTTCAAGACCCACGAGCTCGCACGTGCCATGGGGTTCGAGAAGTACCACTTCACCGGCAACACCGAAGAGGTCACGCGGCAGATCGGCAACGCCGTCGAGGTCAACATCGCGAAGGCGTTGGTCAAGCCGCTTCTGGAGGGGGCATGAGAACCAAGGCGAAAACCAAGCGGGATCCGGACGACCAGTGGGCTTTCAGTGGAAGCAGGGTCTCCAAGGAGCAGGTCGAATGGGCGCGCGCGTGCCTGCTCGTCAAGAGCGAGGCCGAATTGCTGAAGGACGTGGACCTCGCGTACTTCGCCTCCAGCGTGGGATACGGCTGCTATCTGACGCGCACCAAGGGGGCCAAGTGACCGCCGTCGAACCTGTCGATCCGATCATCCGCCTGCAGTCGGGGCGGGACTTCAACTTCATGGAGCCCCGCGCCGAGGACATCTACATCCTCGACATCGCCCACGCGCTGTCGCAGGTCTGCCGTTTCGCGGCCCAGACCTCCGAGTTCTACTCGGTCGCCCAGCACTCGGTGATCGTGTCCGTGATCGTCTCGGGCGGCGCGGGGATGTCCAAGTGGGGGCTCCTGCACGACGCGTCCGAGGCGTACATCCACGACATCAGCCGGCCCCTCAAGCGCTGGCTCCCCGACTACCACGCGATCGAGGAGCGGATCATGCGGGCGGTCGCCGACCGCTTCGATCTCGCGTGGCCGATGCCCAAGGAAATCAAGCTGGCCGACAACATGGCTCTCGCCCTCGAGGCCCAGCGGTTCATGCGCGGCCGGATCGGGGAATGGGGCATCTCGTCCCGCTGGCCCACGCCGACCGCGAAGTCGCTCGTGCACGCGGCGTTCGAGCCCGAGACCGCCCGCCGGCAGTTCCTGGACACCTTCCGTGGTCTGGGGGGCAAATGAGCACGCCTGCGCCCACTACCACAACGGGGGTCCGCGAGGTGCCGATCCTCATGAGTGGTCCGCTCGTGCTGTCCTGCCTCAAGGGCATCAAGACGGTGACCCGCCGCGTGCCTGTGTCGCGGTGGAAGAACCTCCAGGTCGGGGACCGTCTGTGGGTCCGCGAGAACTTCTGCAAGGAGATGGACAGCGGAGAGTGGCTATACAAGGCGGACGGCCACGGTCCGGTTTACAGGTGCGACGGCTCCGGCGATCCCATCCCGAGAAAGAACAGCGACGAGCCAGCAAGTGGTTGGAAGCCTTCCATTCACATGCCTCGCGCCGCCTGCCGCCTGGTCCTCGAGGTCACGGCGCACCGCGTCGAGCGCCTTCAGGGAATCCGGACCGAGGAATTCAAGCGCGAGGGTGTCACGATCCCCGTCTCCGAGCGCGGAACCTACCTCATCGACATCAGCAGCAAGTACGCGCCGATCAACTACCTGCCCAAGACTGATCGTCAGAACTCCAACTGGACCGCCGAAGTCATCGCCCGCGCTCTCTTCGCGTCCGGCTGGGACAAGCTGAACGCCGACCGCGGCTACGGCTGGGACAAGAACCCCGAGGTCAAGGTCATCGAGTTCCGGAGGGTGCCGTGACCGCCACGAACATCGAATGGGCGGACGCGGTCTGGAACCCCGTCCGTGGCTGCACTCGCGTCTCAGAGGGCTGCCGCAACTGCTACGCCGAGGCGGTCGCCGCGCGGTTCTCCAAGCCTGGTCTCCCCTACCACGGGTTCGCCACCAGCCTGCCTGCGCGGTGGACGGGGAACGTGGCCCTCATTACCGACCGCCTGAAGGACCCCTTGCACTGGCGGAAGCCGCGACGGGTCTTCGTGAACTCGATGAGCGACATCTTCCACGAGGAGTTGCTCTTCACCGAGGACATCGCGCCCGTCTTCCAGGTCATGCGTCAGGCCCGCCAGCATCAGTTCCTCGTCCTGACCAAGCGGCCGGGACGGATGCTCGAATTCTGCCGGGCTTGGGGTGAGCCACTCCTCAACGTCTGGCTCGGCGTCTCCGTCGAGGACCAGAAGACGGCTGACGAGAGGATCCCGGTTCTCTTAACGACGCCTGCCGCTGTCCGTTTCGTGAGCTACGAGCCGGCGCTTGGGCCCGTGGACTTCAAGCCTGCCGAGATCGGCCAGTGGCCCGACATGTCCCGCTGGATGCCCAACAAGGCCGAGTGGGACGACTGGAAGTACTGGATGCACCGCGACTACGGGATCCGCTGGATCATCGTCGGTGGCGAGTCCGGTCCGCACGCGCGGCCGTTCGACGTCGCCTGGGCGCGGTCTACGATCGCGCAGTGCAGGGCCGCCGGCGTCGCGTGCTTCGTGAAGCAACTCGGCCCTGATCCATACAACGGCCATCCGAACTACTACCTACCGATGACGGACCGCAAGGGCGGCGACATGTCCGAGTGGCCCGCGGACCTGCGGGTCAGGGAGTTCCCACGATGAACCCCCAGCAGCAGACGGCCTTCGACAGCCCGTGCCGCGAGGCGATGGAGTGCGCGGACGTCCGGTACTTCCTCAGCCATCGATTCGGGGGAAACCTAGTGACAGTCGGGGTCACGCTCAACGTGGGGCTCGAGTGAGCGCAGTTCTTCAGCGGGGTCCCGCTGTGGCACGTGTCCGGAAGCCTCCGGCGCAACTTCGGACCCATCCCGGTCAGGCACTGGCGGCCGGCGGAGAAGGGTCTGGTGCTGTCCATGATGCTCGAAGCGCTCCAGGGCGTGGGGGAT